CGCTTGAGTGCTCGTCTCTTAGCTCCTTTTGTAGCATGTGGTTGGTAATGTAGCCTCTTTAACTTCGAAACACTTATACCAGCTCGTTCTGCTTGGCGGTGGAGATGTGCTTTTCGTCTCTCACCTCTTCTTTCGTATCGACAATCTTTGCAATGTCTGGCTTCTTTGCAATCTTTTATGAACAGCTGACCGCATCCTTCACAAGCGGCAATGCCGAAGTCTCTATGTTTATTGTTAACAATCATTTTGAATACTTCCTCTTAAGTACTTTCGTATTATTTTTCGTTTGCAGTAGTGGAACTGTGGACAAATAACTATTTTCTAACCTCGTAAGTATAATCTGGGTGCTCTTTTAGCCACACATTCATCAGTACATCTCGCTTCCACTTGTAGTCGTCGCCCTCAATCCCCTTGGCTTCCAATAGCTTATATGTCCCATCGTTATTGTGAATCCTAAAGTCTACTTTCCAGTTTTTTGCGAATGCAACGTTACCGTCTTTATCGTATATATTGAGCTTTACCTTATATTGACTATCGTAGTCCTTTATAGCTCCAGACCGCTTTAGAAAATATAGCTCATCAGCCACTCTAGCCTCTAACTTTGAGTCACGGCGTATACCATCTAGTGCAACCTGCTTGCTAGCGTTATATTTATTGCGTCTTTTGGCTTTATATACGCTGTGTCCACAATCTCGGCATATGATACTGCCTTTATTGTATAAAAGCTTATTAGAGTGGCATTCTGGGCATCTAGCACCGCTACTGTTCTGGCTTGTCCTGCTCGACGTGTAGCTTATGCTCACGATATTTTCTCCATCTTTCACTGGCAGCTCGTCTAGCTAGGTCATGGTCGTAGCTGAATGCACCACCAGGCGCCTTTCCACCCTTAGCTCCAATCTTACTGTAGTACTTAGGGTCTCTTGCTAAGCACTTATTCTTAACTACTTCATAGCGCCTAACTTTGATGTCTTCTGCATTACTGCTCTGGTCAATCACTGGTATTGTCATTTTAAACCTCCTTTTACAATAAGCTTTAATAATTCACGAATCATTCCGAGTTGAGCTTTGCATACTTCATACTGCTTAGAAGTCATTTCCTCGACGTCTTTGCGCTTAATGGTGATGATATGGCATACATAGTCGTCACTCGACTTACTGTCGTCAACCGTGTCAAACCATTCTCCTGGGTTCTCTAGCTCATTGAGGTTGGCGACAGGTAAGCAATCATCGTTTAGAATTACGCCTCTGTGCAGTGAATCTTCGCTGAACCTAGTCCCTTTCTTGTAAAACGGTGTGTCCCTTTTTAATACGAACTCAGTCATTTTGCTCTTCCTCCATTTCGTCTACATACTCTCGCAATGCGTCCTGCTTATCTTCTCTGTATCGACCGCTACTTTCATTGCTGACTGCCCTCCACGACTTTGGTAAGGTAGTCGATCGCTTTGCGGATGTCATTCTTGCCACCCTTATCTTGCCAACGCCAGATATATTTCATAGCACAGCCGAGACAGAAGCCTTCAAACTGATCGTCTGTTAGCATGCTTCTAATTGCACGCATGCAATCAACATTGTCCCCTGATCGTGATTGATACCAAGTTGGACTATCTTTCATTAGCGGTTCGCTGGCGAACACTCTGCTAATTTCTTCTTTATCCATTCTCTCTCTTCCTTCCTGTGCTTATTGAACTCATCATAAGTTTTATATTTATCTTGCAGTTGCTTTATTAGCTCGTGCAGGAGTTTCGACTGCTCGTCGCTTAGTCGTTTGCCACCATTTGGTTTCCCAACGAAACCACCACAAAAGCCACTCCAACGAGCATTTTCGTGGTTAAATGAATATCCGCCAGTGTTGGAGGCGGCTCCGCCTATTTTTCCGATCCGTTTATAAAAGTCGTCGCCATAACGTGCTTTGTTGGTAGCGGCTGCTTTGGCGGCACCTAATTTTGTCTGAGTAATAATGCACTCCTTTCGTTATTGTCATTAGAAGCCAACGTGCAGGTTTAGCCTGCTTACTGGCATCAAGCAGTAGATTGCATTTTTTCGGTGGACAAAAAGAAACTAACGAGAGTTTGGACAATTGATTAGTGGTGGTCTGTCTATAAGAGTGATTTTCTTTGATAAAGGATAAGAGGTTAAACCACACGTTTAGAGTTTTGACAGACCCGAACTCGTTAGTAATAGGGATACAAATCTAACGAAAGCAATCTACTGCTGTTGGCAGGACTTGCACCAGCCCTGCGACTACGCTTCTTCTAGAAGCATTGTGTAATAAAGAGCTAAACGTAATCGCTGGTGGAACACACAACATGCTGTTTTGTGCTCCAACAGGGGTTCCGTAGAACCCGACATAACGTTCAGTGCCGACGTTAGACGCGTCATGGCTCGCCAGACTGGTGGGTAAAATGAAAAGACATAGGTTCTTAACTGGTTGTCTGGTTTTGGCACTGCTCGTGCTACTCTGCTGTAATGTTCTTGATTTGACACTATTAGTATACTGCTTATGATATATAACGTCAAGGCTTAGTGGTAAAAATTACATTAACTCCGCTAAGC